GTTAATGACCTTAACTTACGGCGGTAGATTGGGTATTGCTAAAACAAATCCAGATCATAATTTACACGTTGTTGGAACCTCTACAGTCACTGGAAATGCTTTCTTTGGTGGAAACGTTGAGATTCCTAACACACTTACAGTTGGTTCTGGTGCGAATAAAGCAATTCTAGGTGGTTCTGGTGGTGTTCTTGCGAATGTCAACCTAAACAATACATCAGGTATCAGCACACTTGCCAATTTGTATGTAAGTGGTGAAATTGGAATTGGAACACCAGATCCAACCACTGATTTAGATGCGAGAGGTAAAACTGCTCTCCTTGGTAAGATTGGTGTTAATACTACATCACCAAGTTTTACCCCAGAATTATTTGTTAATGGTGGCGCTGGATTTGTTCAGAAGGTTGGTATCGGAACTACAGTACCATTAGCGTCAATTACTGATCCAGCAAATGGAAGTCTAGATTCTGGTGCTCTTCAAGTTTTTGGACAAACAAATATCTACGATAGTAATTTAATCATTCGTGGAATTGGTGGAATCGGGATTAATTCTGCTTTTCCTATTGGACCAATTGACTTACGTTTTGCGAATCTTACAGCATCATTAAGAGGTGTATTCTACCCACCAGTCTTAACAACAACACAAAGAAACGCAATCACTCCAACAGCTGTTGCTGCTGGTGCCATTATCTTTAACTCCAGCACTGGCAAACATCAAGGTTATGATGGATCTGCTTGGAATGATTTCTGGTAACTCTTGACATAAGTACCCAAATACTGCTAGAATACCTTTGTTCCGGTAGAAGATAAGTATTATATGTTTATAGTAGATGATGCTTGGTGTTTTATTCACATACCAAAAACGTCTGGAACAAATTTAAAGAATATTTTTCCATCAAATAGAGTCAACTATTTTGATGGGATGGAATATAGAAATTTATTTTGGGAAGGATATGATTATCTCTTTTTCAAAGATTATATTCCTTCCATATATGGTTTTTATGAACAAAAACACATTCCTCTTTCTTTTTGGTTAAAACATAAGGTCATTGATTTAAATCATCATAAAATATTTTCAATTGTAAGAAATCCATACACAAGAATTTTATCTTGGTATAATGAAATAAAGAGAACCATAACAGACTTTAATTTTACATTTGAGCAATTTCTTCTTGACGATTACTGTAATAACTTATTGAAAAAACTTCCCTATAATTGTTTTTCCACCACTACTAATCAATTAGATTTTTTTATTGATCTAAATGGAGACATTAGAATCAATAAATTTTATAAAATGGAATCAGAATTACAAAATTTAGAGAAAGATTTTAATATTTCAGATATAAACACACACAAATACAATTCTTTTTCATACAATAAAAATTACAAAGAAATATACACAAAAGACCTTATTGAGTGGGTTCAAATAAATTTTCGTAGAGATTTTGAATATTTTGAGTATGATTTAAATCCTTTTTGGATATAAAAGACAGTTCTAGAACCGTCCCCGGGTCCGCACCAGGGGCGGTTTTCTGCTATAATAGTCCTATACGCGATGAGACCTGTGATTCAACTCCGACCTCACCAGCAACGTGCTCTGGATGCTCTGGTACAGTATCGCAAGGGTCAGGTGATCATCCCAACTGGCGGGGGGAAGACCAATATTGCCATCTTTGATGCTCTGCGTGAGTTTCAGTCTGATGCTCCTAAAACCATTGTAGTGTGCTGTCCGAGAATCCTCCTGGCAGAGCAGTTGTCCAGCGAATTTTTGGAGTTTATCACCAATGCTGAAGTGATGCACGTTCACTCTGGTGAGACGCATCACTTTAGCACCACTAAAGTGTCTGAAATTCAGGCACATGATGTTAGTTGCGAGATCACAAATCGTCACCAACTGATCTTCACTACCTACAACTCTCTGCAGCGTCTGCAACAGGCAGATATTCACGTTGATACCATCTACTTTGATGAGGCACACAACTCTGTTCAGCGTAACTTTTTCCCTGCTACGGAGCACTTCTCTGCTGTTGCTGACCGCTGCTATTTCTTCACTGCTACTCCTAAGCATTCTGTCACTATTTCTAAACCTGGTATGAATATGCCAGAGGTTTATGGTCAGGTCATCTGTAATGTTCCTGCCCCTGAACTGGTGGAGCAAGGTTACATCCTGCCCCCTAAAGTTGTGGTCAAGCAACTGGAGATGGTTCAGGACAAGCAGATGATTGCTGACCGTGACTCTGCTAACCTACTGGAGACTATTGATGATAATGGTCTGGACAAAATCCTGATCTGTGCTCGTTCCACCAAACAAATCGTCAACCTTGTTTCACAGTCTGACTTCTGCTCTGACCTCAAGGAGCGTGGTTATTCTTGGATGTATATTACTGCCAAGACTGGTGCTGTGATTGATGGTCAGAAGGTCAACCGTGAGGTGTTCTTTGACACTCTGAATGCCTGGGGCAAAGACTCCTCCAAGAAGTTTGTGGTTCTTCATCACAGCATTCTGTCTGAAGGAATCAATGTTCAGGGTCTGGAAGCAGTTCTGTTTATGCGGAATATGGACTACATTGGTATCTCTCAGAGCATCGGGCGGGTGATCCGTCTGGGAGGCACCCAGAAGACCTTTGGACTGGTCTGTGTGCCCATTTATGACAAGGTGGGCATCAGCACCGCCAAGAGCGTTCAGGCGGTCGTAGACACCGTTTTCCGTCAGGGTCAACCTGCCATCTCAGTGGTCCGCCGATGATTGATTTTACTACTTTTCAACTAGAACGTTTCTCTAAACTTCTGATGTCAATCAGAGGTTATACCGATAATAACCTAAGATATCCAAAAGCAGGAGAACTTGTGGAGAAAGCACTTGCTGAATATAGCAATGGACTGCTTACCCGAGTTAATCTTCCTGGTGTTGATTTAATTGGTCCAAACAACACAACCTATGAGTCAAAGATTACTCAATTTTTAAATAAATCACAAATGGCAGTTCGTGGGATGATTCTTAAAAATCGTCGTGCCGCAAAAGATTATGATGATAAATTGGCAGATTATTTCATTATTACCGATGTAAAAAAAGGTAAAATGTGTTGTATACCATCGTCAAAACTTTACAACTTCAAAGACACCGGTGCTGTTATGACTGCCAGTGCCGATCCAGATCTATCCGATTTCTTTCTAACTGGATACAATTTACTGGAGGGTGCTCTGGAAACAAAGGATTACTTTAGAGAATCTGAAGATTTTGACCTCTCCTTCCTAAAATCCCTCTAATCTGCTATAATACTCATACACAAGGAGGAATCCCCAATGCGCTGCAAAGTCCAACTCTATGTCGCTGGTAAAGTCTTTGATGAGATCGTTGAGGCACGCGATTATGATGATGCCAAGCGGACTGCTCTGGCACGTAACCCAAGTGCTAAAGTTGTTGGTGTGACCGCTGTATTCGGATGAGCGAAAACTTTCAGAAACCCTTTGTTGACCGTCCTGGTATTCTCAATCCTAAAACAGGAGATCCCAATGGTTATGTAACAAAGGATGGAATGTGGGCTGCTGTTCCTTATGGTAAAAAGTTTATCATCATTCATAACGGACAACAAGTTCATTTAGCAAACAACTATTCAACAGCAAAGTCTTACATCTTAAAACAGGTCAAAGCATCAAAGAAAAAGACCTCAACGGTTGAACAGTTTTTCGGTTAAATAGTACAATTACGATATAAATTATGGATGAAGCACCCGATGTAAAATGGAACCGAGGATTGGATCTGTTTATTGAAAGTGTACATAAACCAGACCACGAGCTCCGTCAGTGTGCTCATAATCAGAAGTGTTATAATGAATTGATGGCAGTTCGTGAGGATGTATTAGAATATCTTAAAACACTAAGACGATGACTTATTATGCTTGGATTGCTATATTTGCCATAGTTTCCTATGTAATCATCAGCGACAGAAATGTTGCTGATGCCTTTGTTTATATTTTTGATATTACAAAAAACAGAATTATCAGACAAATCTGGTGGTTAAAAAATAATCCAAGAACACCTTGGGCAAAGTATTCAATGTGGAGACGCTCAAATCAACTTGCGAAAGAGTTGATGGATGAGTTAAACTCTAAAAATAAATAAATGATATCTGGAAAATCTTATGCTCTCTACACAGTATAGATTGAGATTAGAAGCAATCTGTGAAAAGATTGTTCTACACGAGGAAGTGAGTTTAGAAGATATGATTTGGGCAGAGAAACTTGCTAAGGCAAATCGCTCTGCTGCTACAATGCTACGTCAGGCAAGAAGAAGATCAGAAAATCCTGAAATGGATGAGATGGATGACTTTCTCAATACATTAGATATTGGTGGGATGGGTCACGAAAGATTTGGTCGTCGTGGTTTTGATAGTCCAGATGATCTACACGATTGGTTTAAGCGTGATGACGATGAGACTGATTGGAGAACAAGAGATTGACCTACGAGGAGTTTATACATAAGGGCACAGAATTCTATATGGAAATGGTGCGTCTTGTTGATATTAAACTCAAGTATCGTTTAGAACTGACCGATGTTGAGAAAGAAATAAAGGATCACATTATGGAGTTTCAACATCAGGTTAAACTTAATGAATTAAGAGATAAGTTTGAGAAATGTTTAGATCTTGACAACCAGACCTAGATACTCTATAATACACCCAAATACACCCATTATTATGGACTACAAACCCTATAGTATGGAATGGAGTCGGCGGCGGTATCTTGCCGAAGCAATCCAACAATACTTTGATACTGATGCGTCTCTGGATGTTGT